AGCTGATTGAGAAAACTCTTCCATCGCTCTTCGAGAAGCATCTTCTTGTTGTTGCGCGTTAAGCCCAAGATCAGCGGCTCTTTGACGAGCTGTTTCTCCAGCCTCATATGACCTAATCGCCATATTTTGCTGCTCTTGCCTAGCTTGTTCAGAAGTCTGAAAGGCACTTTGTCTAAGCCTTTCTGCTTCTTGCTTGGCTTGTTGTTGAGCCTGACCCGTAGTTAAACCAAGTTCAGATTCTTGCAGCCTAGCAGCTCTATCCGCTTCAAAAGCTTGCAATGCTTGCTGATATGCAGCCTGACCGCCTTTTGATTGGATGTCTGCTAACTGTTGCCCGAGATTTTTTTCTCTTTCGGACTGCATTATAGCTTCTCTGTAACCGCCAAGACCGCCTGATGCTGCCGCTTGCTGGGATATCTCAGAACCTGCAATATTGGATTGTTTTTGAGCTTCTCTTTTTTCAATGTCCGTCACCAGTTGTTGGTACGGATTCATATACTTTTCTAACGTAGCAGCATCGGCTACCGTGCCTGCTTCAAAAGCTGGGCCGGTATTTAAATCGCCTTCGTATTGGCTTTTCAATTCTCTTGCCGTGTAGTCTTGACCTAACTCTTGGGCAATATAACCGGGGTCAAATTTGCTTGCCTCGTATTGAGAAGTTAATTCATTCGCCTCATATCCGGGAGTTCTTTCTTGAGCTTGATAGTCCATATCAAAGTCTGTAGGACGAAGATTACTTCTTAAAGTTCCCGGCCTATAACCTTGGGTTGCAGTGCCTGCCGTATATCCTGAATCAAAGCTTGAGGGATCAAATTGACTTTGTCTTTGACCTGCTTGATATCCTTGGCCAAGTCTTCCTGCAGCGTATCCGGGATCAAACGTTCCTGCTTGATAGTCAGACGTTACTTGTTGAGGGTCAAAACCTTGGGCAATATTTAAGCCCATGTTTGAGTCTTGATAACCTATTTGAGATGCAATATCTGACGCTTGATTTAACTGCTGAGGGGTGCCTGCCGCAGCCATATCGTACATGCCGCGCATGCCCATTTGTTCATACGGACTAAAATCAGCAATTCTCTGTCCGGGGTAAGCTTCATATGGACGAGTAGTCTCGTACATAGTACGGCCAAGCATTTCCTCAAAATACGGGCGAGCGTATTCGGGTAAATTGCTTGTTGTTTGAACAACCTCTTGCGGCCCACTCGGAGCCTTACTACCTTTGCTCATTCTTCAAACCTCTTTTCGTAAACAACATAGGATCTATCAAACCCATCCTGCTTTAGCCACTGCCAAAATCCCATTCTTGCTGTAGCTTCAATTCCCGCACATTGATTATCTCTGGCCCAATCATGAAATCTATCAAGCATGTCCCAGACCCATTCGTTAAATCTATCGCCGCCTAAAAATTGTATGGCTAGCATCCTTTTGTTTGGATAATCCACTAACTCGGTAGTGCCTACCCCACTAATCTCTTTGTTTTCATCAAAAGCAACCCAAAGATGTTGATGCCCATTTAATATTGAAGCAAACAACATCTCCATGCTCCATCTTCCTTTAGATCTGGCAATAGCTTTTCCCAACTGCTCACTTACATCAGGCCACAAGGTGGCTAAATAAGTAGTCGGAACAAGTGCAATCGTATGATTTGCCTCCCCTCTTTCTGTTCTCGGTTTTACCTTAGGTTCCCTAGCTAGATCTCTAATGTTTTTTACTCCCGAAAACTCTATAGGCTTTATCATGCCGGCAATACTCCTCCTACCCTCATGGGTGCTGGTTGTCTTAATGTTCCTGTTCTTTCTTGACGAACTCTATCAAGCATTTGATCAAGCTCAACAACACCGGCATCTGTGCTGCCATCACCTAAGCCTGAAACAACATCGGCGGGAACAATATATTCTCCGGGACTAACCGCCACTGGCTGACTGTCCCCTATCATTCCGGGAATCATGTCATCCATACCGCCACCTACACCCCTAATCTCTCCTTCTTTTTGAGAGCCCGGAACAATTTGTTCTAGGACTTTTTCTCTAAGCATCTGAAAAGCTTCTGGGCCAAACTCATCAATAAAGCTTGCAACAATTGCGCTTGCTTGCTCTTCATCTAACTGACCAGATATTGCTTGCACTGCTCGCTCAATAAGCAATTGTCCGTTAGATTCTAAAGTTTCGTCCATAGCGGTTTCCCCGCCTAAGTTCATCCTTCTCCTGCCGCCTCTTCCCTTTGGCCCTTTGCGCTTGGGTGCTTGCTCTGATGAAGTATCCTCTAGATCTTTTCTGCCGACAGTCCTAACCGGCCCCCTCTTAGGTGGTGGTGGCGTTGAAGGCTCTGGCGCACTGTTACTGTATCCAATTCGCTCCATGAACTCTTCTTGAGTGTAAGTTTTTGTCGCCGCATCTCCTTCAAAACCAAACGAGCTTACATCCTCGGTATACAAGCCTGTCTCAGGATCGTAGGTTGCGGTAGTACTAAAGTCTTGTGCCGCAGGAGACTTGTTGTATAGATCTACCAACATGCTGGGCGAAACTTCTTCAGCAGCAGGTGCTGGAGCAGACATAGGCGGATCAGAAATTCTTCGATTAGGAGCAGCTTGCATTATAGGTGCTGGTGCCGGCTCAATAGATTGAGGAACCTCTAAAGATGGAGGCAACTGCATGCCTACAGGCATTTCTGGTTCAAAGTTTTTAACAACATCCATTATTCCGCCAGCTCCTACTGCAGGGCTACTTGCAAAAGGAGGTGTTGTTGCTGGCGGTGGAGCAGTTTGAGCTGGAGGTGTTGAAGGCATTGGCACATAAGGAGCCTGAAGCTCAGGAGGCATTTGACCAATTTCTGGCTCAAAGTTTCCTCCGGGGCCGCCTATTGGGCCTGTACTTCTTGTTGTTTGAGCAACAATATCTTCGTATGTGACATCAGGGGAACTGTTTATTGGGCCAGAAGGATCTGGTCTAGGAGTGAACCCTCTGCCACCGCCTGTGCGAGGCTCGTCTGGAACATTAAGAACGTCATTAATAGTCCCTACAGTCGCATCTCCTTCTGGTGTTGACAGATAATCTTGAACATTAAATCCGCCAATCCCGGCAGCTCCAGAAAGATCCAGATTAGAAAGATCTAGTCCTGACAAATCAACGTTATATACTGGAAATTGGGTTCCGGTTACAGGCTGTGTTCCAGTATTCCCTCCGGAACCTTCAGCAGGCCTTGGTGCCCTAAAATAAGTTATTTCTGGCTGAAATCCGGGCCTAGTTCCTTGAAGTTCTTCGGCACTAATGACCTGTGTACCTCTAATTCCGGACTGTCTTGCTCCTGATCCAGCTCGTCCTGTAGGAGCAAAGTTGTAGTTACCGCTGCCGCCTTGACCGCCTATAGGAATTTCTCCGCCGGGGAACATTTGCACAGGGGCTCCTGCCAACTCTTGCAAGCCTCTAATATTATCTGCGTAATGTTGAGGATTTATTGAAGTGACTCCGCCTGCGCCCATCCTTGGAATTTTATAATTCTGATGAGCGTAATCACTTTCTAATTGGTCATAAGATCCTTCCATGATGCCAATAGCTCTGTCGTATTCTGCTTGCTTTTCTTCTTCAAACCTTCTGTTGTTTCTTTCTGCTAACTCTCTAGCATCTATTTCGGCTATTTTGCCTTCGCCTGTCCCAATTGCAGCTAAGGTAGCAGGTTGCATCAAAGCTTTTCCAAAAGCTCCGGGCTGCTTGAATGGTGCAAGGATCTTATCTCCTGCAGTTTGAGCGCCCCTTAAAGAACTTAATTGTTCTGATAGGTTTGCTACGTTTGCATTTGCCGCATTTCTAACCCCTTCTGCGCCAAGCAGCTTTTGCATCGGATCTGCTAAAGCCATTTGCGATTGATTTAAGACTGGATTCATGGCAGCTCCAGTGAAAGGATCTGTCACTGCTGCTGGAGAAAACCCTTGGCTTACCAACTCTCCGGTCAAAGGATTTGTTGCTGGTGCTGCCCCCATCTCTATCGCTTTAGCTATTGGATCTGCAGTTTCTGCTGCTGTTAATGCTAGGTTTTTTCCAGCCTCTGAAGCAGCCGTTGACGCATCTCCTAAGGCTGCTGCAGTTTCACCTATCTGAGGATTTAATGCATCTGACGCAGCGCCTAACGCTTTTCCTAATCCGAATCCTGTAATCCCAGATAACAATCCTTTCTTTAAGTCACCTGTTACGGCTGTTGTCGCTAAACCAGAGCCGATAGCTCCAGACAAAGCAGCGTTGCCAGCCGCGCTGGTCAGCGCACTTCCAAGAGCGGTGCCACCTAGCAAGCTAGATCCACCTAAAGCTCCTAGCATAGTGCTACCAAACATACTGCCTAATAACGGTGCTAAGAATGGTAAGAAAGCTTCGGGTTGGCCTGTCACTGGGTTGGTGGTCAAGCTTCCGGTCGGAGACAACGCAGCTATACCTTGCACTTCTGCAGGATTCATATGGACAAGCATGCTGTCACCATAGCGACCATATGTCGCCATGTTGTTAGCCATGTTTTGTAAAGGCGGTTGATTCTGATACATATTAACTAGTCTCCACTCCGAAGAGGTTAAACGCGAAATCTCCCGAACTCGCATAAACTTTTATTACATCTGTCTGGTTTAAGCACATACCAATAACCACCGTTCTAGTGGTGTGGTTTGCCAAAGATTCTGTGTGAAATAAGAACTGCTTGTCGTCAGCCGCCGCGCCACCAACATGAACGCTAACCCTGAACGTGCCTTGATTACTGCCAAAGTTGCAGACAACCAAAGAGCTAACGGTGGTTTGCGTAAGATCAGGCACGGTGTACAACGTTGTTGATGTTGTGGCTGATGGGTTTACTTGACCCAATACCTTAATAACATCAGTCATGAGGCACCCATTAACAAAAATTGAAATCGGCGCATTGCCAAAGATCCAGTCTTATCGCCTTGAGTCTTTGCAAGCTCTATATCATTTTCCAGCGTTTGAAAAGCAAACTCAATCGTTCTTCTTGTGGTAGCTTCGTTTTCTTGAGTATATTCAGAAGCAGGGACTGGTAGCGGTATCGTTCTTCTAGATGCCATTATCTTCTACCGTCCGGTTGCATATCAAATCTTAAGTCTCCAAGCCTCCATCCATAACCAGACCCGTTACTCTCAACCCTAACCACAGAATGTCTAGCTCTGTTACGAACAAAAGACTGAGTGCTTGTTGGTGTAACAACTGATGTTGATAATGTCGTTGCCGTCTCTAAAGGAAAGTCACTGCCTTTTATTATGATGTTTGCTTCAGCATCTGACTGATTACCATTAAATGTAAAGTCAGGAATTATTCTGCTCATAAACATAAAGTATTCGCCTTCGGACATTTCCAAATCTCCAGACTCTATGTATGCCGTTATGGCTTCACCATCTCCATCATACCCAACTTCTTGCTCGTAAAGGTAATTATTACCCCCGTCAATTGCAGTTGTTGCTAATGGATACTGCCTAGTTGTTCCTCCTGCCCAAGCTCCTCTTGATAGCGTTCCAACTGACCACAAATTTTCTTCATAATTATATGTGACGTAATTCGTTATTTCCGTATCAGCACTACCTACTGGATAAAACCATGTGACTTCGTTGTAATCATTATTTTCAGCAGCAAAAATCTTATAAGCTTGGTCTTGATTTAGGCTTGAAAAAACAAAGTCTTTAACGGAGCAAGGCAGCGGCTGAACAGCCCCGTTGTAAACATAAAAGTTTCTTCTGTCCATGAAGTAAACAGACCCTCTTGCATTCACAGCCGCATTAGGGGATATCATCGATACATCAGAACTAAGTCTAGTAAACTGAAAAATAAACGGAGCGCCAATAAATCTCATGGAGTGAAGGCTCACATCAGTCCATATAAGTATTTCCTGTCTTGTTTGAACAGCCCCAACAATTAACGATCCAGAGTTAATTCTTACACCGCCAGCAGAGTTAATTGCTGTGGGAGTCCAGTCTGCAACATTCTCTTGATCAGAAAACCTTACAAACAAAGGATCTATATTAGATGACCCGATAGGGTTTGTGCCAAAAGCTATTACATGCTGGTCTGTATCAGATACCATTACTTGTAAAGCAACTGTTGGAGCATTAGAAGCCCCGCCAAGACTGGTTATATTTACGCCTCTTGCTCCAGTACCACTAGATTCGTCCCAATAATAAATGCCACCGCCTCTAATATTGAACAATAAATCTTCACCGAAGTTATCTTGACTCCACAACCGAAGCTGTCCAGCAGAAGATACTGCGCTAGAGCTTCCCCAAGTGCCAGATCCCCAAGTGCTAGCGCCCCAGCCAGTGCCGCTGACAAAGGTGTTTAGGCCTGTATTTATTTGGTAAGCACCAATTGTGCTTGATCCGCCGTTTCCAGTATCACTAGAGTTTGCAGTTACTTCGTTACCGTCAGAATCTTTAGCGATTATTGTGTAAGTGTTTGTCGTTGGCACCGAGACAACTTGGTACTCTTGATTCAATACTGGCGCTGTTATGTTGCCACCTAATGTTGCAGCGTCTGAGTATGTTACAAAATCATTAACCACGGCTCCGTGTGCCGTGTCTGTAACAGTCAAAGTAGAAGACCCATCGACCGCTGCAAAGGTTACATCGCCAGCCGAAGTAGTCTCTCTGATTGGGGTAATGTCGTTAAATCCACTCCCCTCTGCAACATAGAACTTAAGGTTTGTACCGAGTCCTATGTACTTGATTGACTCCAAAGAAGCCCAGTCATGTATTGACCGACAAACTCCCAAGAAAAAATCCTCGGTAAACTTACGCCAGCCTCCTATTTTTTCTGGCCGACCTTTTCTAAACCTAACTTTGTCAGAGTCAAACCAGCCGGCATCTGCTGTATATTCAGTTCCTTCCTTATTAACACCCGGAGCAAACTGTATTTTGGTTAGCGCCATCTTTTATTCTCATCGATTGATATAGGATGAAAGTATATCGCTGTTAGGAAAAGCAGTTCGACCTCCACTGTTCATTCCTTTTCCTCCGCCTCCTCCGAATCCTCCTCCGAATCCTCCTCCGAATCCTCCTCCGAATCCTTCGCCCATAGATTGCTCATATGGGTTTTGTCCAGACGGTATTTGTTGATTAAAGCCTCCCGCATATCCGCCGCCTATCGGCTCTTGCATATTTGGAACGTCAGTCATATATGGAGGAACAAACGGCGGCGAGCCTCTCATAGAGCCGCCCTTTCCGCCGGGGTTGGTAGTCGTTCCGCCCCCGCCAGTCATAGGTGGGTTTTGATAATATCCGTCATCTACTCGGCCATCGTCTGATGGGCCTCCGGGTTGACCGCCGGGGTCATAAGGATTAGGGGAGTACGAAGGAGGTTGATAAGGAGAATAATGAGGATCTTGAAATCCGTAAATATTTTGAGGAACCCCTGCGCCTCCAAACCTATACGACATATCTTGAATTTGTCCGTAACCGAAAGGCGTTCTTGGCTGTTGATAACTAGATCTATTGCCTTTCCTGCCCGGACTGGGGAATCTTTCTCCCGGATAATTCGGAGAGCTAGGCGGCTGAGGATAATAACCTCCGGGTTGAGGCCTGTTCCTTTGACCCTTTCTTCCGGGAGAAGGAAACGGCATTGGAGAAGGCTGTGGAAATCTACCGGGAGGTCTTGGGAATCCAATCGGAGGTTGTGGCTGCGGGAATCTATTGCGTGGCGGTTGTGGAAACCTACTCGGAGGTTGCGGAAACCGACGATCAAAAGGGGGGCTAAACCCCACAGTCTCCTCACTGGCTGACGGCATTGGAGGAGGTTGCGGAAACCGACGATCAAAAGGGCCGCCATCACCGTATGGATCAAAGACTGTAAAATCCGGCTCCACAGCAGGAGTAGCAAACGGTGGTGGGCTTCTCGACGATAGATTTCGGCTATTAAAAAAATCACCAACCTGATTCCTGAGTTCTGGAGGTAACGCTGGACGCATTGTAGGTTCCGGAGGACGATCAGGGCCGAAGTTATAAATTGGACGTTGCTGATTACCTCCAAGCCTTCCAAACAAATCGCCTATTCTTTGCAGATCTTGTCTTCTGCGAGGAGGAGATCTTTTAATAGGAAGTTGACTTCTGTAATTGCTTCTTCCGCCATACGGAACGTCAAATGGAGTTTGGAGTATTTGACCAATTGGATACTGCGACATATTACCTCTCCTGATAGTTGCCAGAACTAATCATCTGACAAACTTCTAATGATCGGTCGCCTACTTGCTCTGCCCAGCGACTTCGATAAAACTCTTGTCCAGCTTCTTCGTAATTACCGTCAGCCATGTGCCCCAAGGCTTTAACAAACTTACGCAATTTGGTCTGACCAATATTAAACGACAGGTCTATCAAGGCTTCTTGACGCACACTATCTAGTTTTGAAAACCATTCGTACTCAATCATTAACTCTTCACGACACCGTTTTATGTCGTTACTTAACAAATAATCTATCTCGTCTTCAGAAAGGCCAAGCCCAGATTCTGATATATTTCTGCCAACGCCAATAGTTTCGTAGCCAGCAGAGCACATATAGACCTTATCTCTAACGCCTTCGTGTCTTTTCAACATTTGTATTAGTCTAATCATTAATCGTGCTTATGTGATGCGCCGTAGTAGAAACTGATAATAGATGAGACGATTCCACCCAAATACCCAAGGACAAGATTAACAATCCCGTCATCATTCGCAGCAGGGTCTTGAAGCGTGACCAATGCGATGTATCCACCAAAGAAAAATACACATGCAACCGCGATAAACTTCGGTGTCCAATCGCCTTTAAACGCTGCCCGAGCATGTTGTACATCTTCTGCTTCAAGTGCGAATACATCTACGTCTAACTTTTTCATCTGAACCTGAAAGTCTAGTTCAGCCTTCTTAATTTCTGCCAATTGCTCTGGGGTAGCCGCTTGTACTGCATTAGCAATACTTTTCTCGTCAGGCTTACAACCCAGCACACTAGCGATAGTTTGTGCCGCAGCACCACCTAGAGGCCCACCAAGAGCCTGACCAAGGGTAGGAGCTACCGCACCGATTAGTCCTTTAATTGCTTCAAATTTCACAGCCTGCCCTCGTTCATTTAAAAACATTAACCCAAAAATATAAAGCGCCTATTGTTAATCCTACACATGAAACCCCAATAAACCCAAAAAACATCATCTCTTTAAATAACTTCTCTCGCTGTTTTTGTTTTTTCTTTAGTGCATTTATCTTTTTATCATGAGCGATTTTTGAATCTTCGATACGCTGCATGATCTCTTTGTATTGTTGCGCTCCACCTTGCTGCATTAGCAGCGAATCTTTTAAAGCCTGATGAAAAGAAGCGGCTTGTCTTTTAGCCACTTGGAGCTTCATTGACTCGTCTAAAGTAAGCGGCTTAGTTGCCGCTTTTGAGTCTACATCCCTAATCTTTTCATCGAGGTCAGAGTATTTGCTAATCAATCCAGCAAACGAGCTGGCGTTAGAACCTGTCTCCTTTACCGTGGCTAACATCTCGTTCAGCCCCTTGAGGGCTGTCAAAATAGCAGCAATTTCGCCTACGCCGAACCCAAACATTTATCATCATTTCATTGTGTCAAAACTAACCCAACAATAGCCAGCAATGAAGTAATCATAACGGGGTAAATGCCCCAGATCATACGCTCTAGCTTATCAAAGCGTTGTGACCCAGAGTCTAGCCGTTCTTTAATAGACTCATACCGCAAGGCACACTCCTTTTCATGTGTTTCAATCCGTTGTAACGCCTTACTTGCATGAGTCTGAGCCATTAGTTATTTCCATTCCAGATATATATGATTTCAAAAGCTGCGCTAATCGCAATATCAGCCCCCGCGCTGTCGCCAATCGCTCGATACTCAATATCGGTTTTCTCCTCAAATTTGAGCGGTACGCTATAGGTCAAAGTCGTCTGGCTTTCCGCCTTCACAAACCGATCTTTCACCTGAAATACTTCGCCGTATGGCCGAGCAACCAATGACGCTGTGCAGTATTTGTTGTTTTGGGTAGTCGCTACTGTGACATCGGTTTGCAACAAGTAGGCCGTGTGATTAGCCGGGACCGTCCAAAGCGCCATAAGCGTTTGGTTGTCACCAATAGCAATCGTTGCATATTTGTTGGCTGGCACACCCGAGGTGACTGTGCCGGTGCCTGCATAAATAACCCCCGCATTTTCACCGCCTGACCCAGCAGAATTAACCACCATGCGGAAGATGCGTAAGTAAGAATTCGTTGTGGTAACGGCAGTCTGGCCGTTTAAAGTTATAGTTTCACTAATTTCGTTATAATCAGCATCTAGGCCAGACAACGTAACCGTTCGAGCGCCAGTCCCAGCACTGGTATCATTAGTCGAAGAAGACGATACGGACAACTGTGTGGCGGCTGCTAAATAAGAATAGAGTCCACCCTGTGCCCATACCGTTTCAAGGCTATCGTCAATATCAGAATTAAAACCAAACTTATGGACATCGTAATGCCAAGCAATTTGCCCTCTAGCTACTTGAAGCTCGAAAGGCTCGCTGGTTCCTACCCTTGATATTGAGCTAATTTGAGCCATTATCCTGCATCCGCTTCCGGTTCTACTTCTTCAACCACTTCGATTGATTCGCGTAACGCGTTCTCACGGAAACCTAATGCAACCTGTAGGTTAATGCTCTGCTGTTGTGCGGCAGCAATCTGGTTCTGTAACTCACCAAGCTGCTTACGCAAGTTAACCACCTCAACGTAGTGGACTTTGGAATCATTCCCTAACTCGTTAACGTCATACTCCTGATCGTCAATGGTCAGAATGATTGGTTGTTGCTCTTGTTGTTCGGTCATAACTCCTCCTAGTTTATTTATTTTGGCTATTCCACAAGATTCCGTAAAGGAATTTCAACAGTTGTGTCTTCGTTGATCTCCGCCACTATTTGTTCCTGTCATTCCAAAGTTCAAATAACGTGCGGATCTTCTCCTTCATCTGTTCAATATCGGCGTGCATTTTGGCTAAGATGATAACCAAAGTTACGAACCCCAAGGCGATAGGCCATATCGCTCCAATAGCGTCTAATGCGTCCATAACCTAAGCTGCTCACGACTTTTAAGATGCGGTATAACCGTTACCTGCGCTGATAGCTGCATTAGCTGCGGTCATGTCTTCATCACCCCAGTCTTCTTTGGCGACCATAAGCTCTAAGTGCTGAGTGTTACGATCTACACAGTCTTGACGGTCTTCTGCTGAGTCATCAGCCATAGAGTCACCAGCGATGATCGCGTTTATTAGGTCTACACTGTCACCCATTGCTGAGTAGTCTTGGGCGAGTTGTTCTGCTGTTCGGTCTTCCATTGTTTATCTCCTATTAAGATTCTAGTGCCTCAATACGGGCGGTTAATGCTGCGTTTTGTGCAGACAGTTCTTGGATGGCTTTTACAAGCATTGGGACAAGTGCTGATGGTGCTAAAGCCTGAGTTCCATCAGGTTTTTCTGCCCAAACAGCATGACCATTTTTTACTTCTGGATGGTTATCAAGAACAGTTTTAACTTCTTGAGCAATGAAGCCGTGGTTTGTTTTATCGTTTAAATTGTATTTTTCATCAGAACCTTCTTCATAGCCTTTTAGTTCTGAAGGAATAGAGCCTTTAGATTTCCAATCAAAAGTAACAGGGCGTAAATCATTAATAAAAGAAAGACCTGCTGTTGACGTTGTGATGTTTTCTTTAAGGCGTTCGTCTGAAGAACCAAGCCAACTTGTATTGCCAAGTCCAATATAAGTTTCAGTTCCACTGCCTATACCAAAAGTAACTGTGGATGCCCCATTACCAACTGCGTTATAGCCAGCGACTATTTCGTTGCTAACTCCTGCCGCACTTGTTTCAGAACCAGATCCAATTAATGTGTTTTGAACGCCTGTGGTAATTGCATCACCTGCACGACCACCGATAAGAGTGTTGTGTTCGCCTGTGGTGACTGCTACACCTGCGTTATACCCCACGGCTGTGTTATAGGTATCAGTATTTGTTGTAAAGTTTTGATTTGCTAAAGCCTGAAAACCAATAGCAGTTGATCTATCTCCTTTTGTATCTGTAGTTAACGAAGACTTACCCACCGCCACATTTGAGTTACCAGTAGTAAGCGCATCACCTGCAAGACCACCAATAAGAGTGTTGATTGTGCCTGTGGTTATGTCGTTACCAGCGGAGTACCCAACAGCTGTATTATAAGCATCAGTGCCTGAGGTGAAGTTTTGCGCGGATAAGGTAGCAGTACCAATTGCTACACTTCTGTTTCCTAAAGTATCTGAAGCTAAAGCACTAACGCCTACAGCGACATTGTAATCACCATCAGTTAAAGCATCTCCCGCAACCCCACCTATGATCGTATTTTGAATACCTGTGGTGATTGATAACCCAGCACTAGTACCTACGGCAGTGTTATAGTTTCCGGTGGTATTGTCAAACAAAGCGCGATACCCGATTCCAATATTATTTTCCCCAGTGGTATTATCGTAAAGCGCCTGATAACCCATTGCTACGTTGTTACCAGCGGTGGTGTTTGCCCGAAGCGCATCGTCTCCTACGGCTGTGTTGCCACCACCCGTGGTGTTTGCGGTTAAAGCATGATAACCCACTCCTACGTTGCCACTTGCTGTTGTGTTTACAAATAAAGCCCTTCGCCCAACAGCCACATTTCTATCACCTGTGGTGTTTGCTCCTAGAGCAGACGTACCAATAGCCACCAGATATTCGCCTTCTGTATTGGCATCAGCGGCGCTAGACCCTAAAGCAACGTTTTGAGCACCTGTGGTGTTTGCGGCTAAAGCATCTTTACCCACTGCTGTGTTGCTATCTGCGGTAGTGTTCCCTGTTAAAGCATTGTGACCTACAGCAGTGTTTGAACCACCTGTTGTGTTCGCATCTAATGAAAATTGTCCTATTGCAACATTTGAAGCACCAGTTGTATTAACACCTAGAGCATTATATCCAAAAGCTGAACAGTTTGAGGCTGTAGTAATAGCATCACCGGCTAAACCGCCAACGAGGGTATTTTGAACGCCTGTAGTAAGCTGATCACCTGCATACGCACCAACGGCAGTGTTGTATCCTGAACCGCTACCGTTGTTGTAAAGGCGAAGTGCTTGGAATCCAATCGCCGTGTTTAACTCAGAACCCGTGTTTCCACTTAAAGTGTTATATCCAACGGCAGTATTACCATCTGCGGTTGTATTAGCATCTAAAGCTAAAGAACCAAGTGCTACGTTTCTATCACCTGTGGTGTTTGCTGTTAAAGCGTCATGTCCTATTGCTGTGTTATTAGAAGCTGTAGTATTTGCATCAAGAGCATTATGTCCCAAAGCAACATTATCATCACCTGTCGTATTAGAGAACATAGCTCTTCTACCAACGGCAGTATTGTTACTTGCTGTAGTATTAGCTTGTAAGGAATCTTCACCAACAGCAGTATTGCTATTACCTGTAGTAGTTGCTCCTAAAGCATCATGTCCCACAGCAGTATTGTTTGCTCCTGTGGTACAAGCATCTAAAGACAAAGCACCAACTGCTGTGTTTAAATCGCCTGTGGTTATTGCGGCTCCTGCACTTCTGCCGACAGCCGTGTTATACATATTGGCTTCTGAAGTAGAATTTTGTGCAGATAAAGCAGACATACCAACAGCAACAGAAGAACTACCTTGTGTCTCAGAACTCAAGGCTGCATAACCAAGAGATACATTGTTGCCGCCTACTGTTATCGCGTCTCCTGCTAGACCGCCAATGAGGGTGTTTTGAACGCCCGTGGTTACTACTCCACCCGCATTATACCCAACAGCAGTATTGTAAGAATCCGTTGAGCTAGTAAAGTTTTGAGTTTGTAAAGCAAGATTACCAATAGCTACGTTTCTATCGCCCAGTGTATCTGAGCTAAGTGCAGAGTACCCAAGCGCAGTATTTCTATTGCCCGTAGTTAATGCATCACCTGCAAGACCGCCGATTAGGGTATTTTGAACGCCTGTGGTTATTGAGCCACCTGCTTCATATCCGACACCTACATTGTAAGCATTAGTAGCAGATGTAAAATTTTGATCTCGTAATGCAAAAGCTCCTATTGCAACTGAGTTAGATCCTAGAGTATCAACAGTAAGTGAGTCATATCCCACAGCAACATTATAATCACCCGTAGTAATCGCAGTACCTGCTTCATCGCCTACGACAGTATTATAATTACCACCGCTTGCAATGCTGTTACCTGCGTTGACACCTAAGCGTAAGTTAGAGGTTCCTGCGGTAGTGGACGAGTAATCTCCTGCAACAGCAACAGCACCCGCA